AATCTTGACCTTTTTCTGAATAAAACGTACTTGTTAATCTTTTGCCCATTATCGACCTCTATTACGTTGCGCCCGTTCCACTACCAATAATAAATCGGATCCGGCCAATCTCGTAGATGCTACAAAATCGCCACCGCCCATAACTCCGTCTAACATTGATTTTAATTTATCCAAAGGTGCGACTACTTCCGGATTGCTCATGGATGTTCCGCGACCTTCGCCAATTAAACCCAAAGTCGGGCCGGTAACTAAACCACCGTTTGCGAATCCTAAAAGGCCTTTGAATATGGTTTTAAATCCAAATTGACCAGCGGCACCAGCTCCGGGAAATATTAAATTCATTACTGCGCTTAATATTGCCGCTTGTGCTACTGCTTTAACAAGTTGTATAATTAATTGCTTAACTGATTGCGTAATTGATTTAAAAACATTTGTTCCTTTTTCTAATGCTTGAAATACACCATCAATAATTGGAGTTATTGCGGACTGAATAAAGGAAAAGTTTTTAGCCATGGCCTCACTTTGCTCAGCTAATTTTTTATCAAATTCGCCATCAACACGCTCTTTTGTAACAGATAAAGATTCTTTCATAGATTCAACAATCTCTTTATTTGAATCTTTTATAGAATTTATTTGCGTTGATGCTAATTCTAACGATTGTGTATCTAATAATTTTAGTGGTTTTGGTGCAGTTCTAAGTTCCCCACGTCCACCAGTTAAAGTTGGTGTGCTAACTGTGGAAGCAGCTCCGCCTCCACCACCTAAAGGCATTGCAATACCACCCGAAACATATCCTTTTATTTTATCAATTACACCCGATATTCTATTAGTTCCATCCTCATATCCACCTACAAATGCCTCTCCTAATCGCTTTCCTTGTGTTGCGGCAATAGTTATTGGATTTGTTTTTATAAGTGCCTCGCCAAAATCTTTAGCGGCTTCTCTATAATTACGTGATTTTAAATTGTCAAAACCTCTAAAAAAAGCCGCTATACCTTCTCCAACTATTCTTACGAATTCAACAAAAGTATCTATTAATCCATTTACTACTTTTCTAACTCCTTCAAATTCTGTGTATAAATATCCAACTGCGGCCAATATTCCAACAACCGCGGTAATTGTTAAACCAATGGGAGAAAGTAAAAAAGTAAATGCACCTGCGACCGCTTTTACTGCAAGTGCTAATTTTCCTACAATAAACACAGCCGGGCCGATTCCCGCAACGAGTGCGGCCGTTAATACAATAATCCTTTGAGTTTGTGGCGATAATTCTCGGAAATAATCTACAACCGATTGTATTGCACGACCCAACAAATCTAAAACTTGTTCTAAATGTAAACTGTCATTTATTGCCCTACCAAATTCGGCTAAACTTAATTTTAATGAATCCGTAAAATTCTCAAAAGCGTTTCCAAGGCCACCAACGGCATTTTGCGTTTCAGGTAAATTCTTTAACGCTTCAACTATTCTGCGATTAAATTCTTGAGCAGATACGCCACTTGCCCGGATTTTTTCAACATTACGCGTTCCAAAAGCGGCTTCGATTGCCTTTCCGACTAATGGGACATTTTCCTGAATGATTCCAAAATCTTCCTGTAAAATTCTGTTTTTGGAAATCATTTGGGTTAATTGGTATTGAACCGATTCTAAATTTTGCGCAGTTCCACCAGTCGCAGCAATAGCCGCACCAAAAGCAGACAATGTTTCCCGTGCCTCATCCGCACTTAATCCTACCGCTTGTAATCGAATCGAACCTTGCACAGCTTGTTCAAATCCTAATCCGGGCAGTTTTGCAACTTCATTTAATTTTCTTAATTCAATTTGTGCAGCTTCAGACGAACCCATAACCGCCGCCAAACCTTTCTCCATTCGTTCAAGATTCGTAAATGCAGCAACCGCACTTCCACCAACGGCAACAATAGGAAGTGTGAGATTTTGAGTTAATGATTTTCCGAGTGCTTGTGCTTTTTTAGCAAATCTATCAAGTGATTTTTCGGCATTTCTTAACCCCTTTTCAAACTCATTCAGCTTTATACCTAATACTACGTTTAACTCCCGATTTGCCATATAATTAAATTTATGCTTGTCCTAATTGCTTTTTCATAAATTCATCCATCCTTCGCCTCCATTCTAATTGCTCTTTAGTTATTTCGCGCTTTTTCGGTTTCGTATCATTTTCCCACTCAAATTGTATCAAATCGGTTAATTTCAAAGATTTACCTTTTCCTAAATGTGGCTGAAGCATTATCGCACCAAGCCACCGAGTTTGTTCCCAAGATGTGCGAACTTCATTATCTTTTGACTTGGTATAGCCATTAATAGCGTCCATTACCGAAACAAAATCCGCATTTAAAAAATCTTCGTTACTCATTCCGACTTGACCTAATGCCATTTCCCGTATTTGATTCCAACTTAAATTTATTTCCTTATCGGTTTCGCCTTTGTTTTTTTTTCATCAGGTGTTGGCATAGACTTATTTAATAAATCCATAATTCTTGTAAGTGCATTTGGATCTTCGTCAAGATAATCACATAAGTCATCAAAGGTCATTGTAAAATCCTTTTTGTCTTTTCTATGCCCATCCCGTAATCCTTCAAAAATCAATACCAAACTGTTTTTGTAATTCAAAGGTGTTGTGCCAAGATTTAAAATGGAAATACCAGTTTCCTCTTCAAAACGGATTAATGCCGCATTTCCGAATGAAACTGGTACTTCTTTTCCTGCTAATTGCGTGTATCTTACCATATTTAATTAATTTTAGTTTGTGCCTCTTCCTATTGCGCCTGTAACTGTGAAACTTGCAGAATAACTTACGTTATCTTCAACGGGAGAGCTAATTTCAAAAGAAGTACAATAAGCTGAAAATGAATAAAAATTATATCCAGCCGTTGATTCTTTCAAAGTTAAAGCTAAAACCGTTCCATTATCTAAAGCATCAAATAAAACATCTGGCTGAACATTATCAGATGTTTCAGAATATAATGCCTCAACTGTTAATGTAGCCGATTTAGAACCGGGTTTATTGGATACCCATCCCGATGATGGTGAATCCTTTGTTAAAATAGATCGCATCTCCCTTGATATAGATAAGGTTGCGCTTGTAGCTTCTCCGATTGCGGTTGTGTTATTATATACTCGCAGGTCGGTACCGTTAATAATGTCGTTTACTGCCATTGTTGTTTATTTTAATTTTAAAAAAAGTTCTTTTTCTTTTTTGGTGTGTATTTATCCAATTCCGGATCCTCAACCTCCTCAAACCTAAATTCTTTCGATTTTGTATCGTCCACAATCTTTACTGGTTTAATATAGGATGCAATCCCATCCTTAACCAGCTCTTCAGCTTTCCATTCGATTATATCCGCAATTTTACCTGCTTTTATCATTTTGTTTGTATCCGGATTAAAATAATCCTTGATAAATAGTATATTCATTATCTTTCTCTTTTTAAGCGCATCATAAAATCCATTGATTGCCAATAAACTCCCAATGTTGGTTCAAATTCCCCATCTGATTGCCCATCGTAGGTTATCCTTTGAACGTTTTGAGAGTTGATTGTATTTTTATATCCATCGAGTGCGGCACGTACCACATTGGCTATTTGCATTGTCGTATCGTAATTTGTTGAATAACAATCCACACTAAACCGAATCACATCCAAAGGCGATTTGACGTCCTTTGTTATAGTTGGTTCTATTGCAGTAATTGTATATGCCAAAAACGGGAGCGCAACGTCTTGAGGAACGTTGTTCGGATAAATGCGAGTAGATACCAAAGCCGTAACCGCAGCCGTAGCCGAAAGGATTCCATATATTGCTTTTCCTGGTTCGCTGTTTGTTGGCATTATTTAATACTTGTATTTTTTTTAGATTTATTCATTACCTCAATAATACGATTAGATATTATTCTATATACTTCGCTCTGTTTTATTAATAAGGCCTTTTGTGTTATCCTATTTCCAAATGCTTTTGCAGAGCCAAACACCATTGCAGCATACCAACCGTTTGAATTTCTTTCAGTTGGTCTAATGATTTTTGTTTTTCTATTTCTAATTGGCCCGATTAATCCAATAGGTGCTTTAATTTTGGTAATTACTTGCATTGATAACTTTAAATTACCTAAAGCATATTGCCCGGTTATGTTACCTTTTCCTTTACCGGCTCTTTGTAATCCAACTTTGTATGTGTATTTAATATTTGGTTTTAATTTGGTTGGATTGCTTTCTCTTTTTAATTTAGTATCTCTTTTGCGTGGAGTTCCTTGAGGTGCAATGTTTTGCGCTGCATTTGCTACAACTTTACCTGCCGTTTGCAAAACTGCGCGTCTTGTTTTAGGGTTTCTTATAGCACCTGCAATTTTTTGCAAATCTGCCATAACTAAATCAATATTTTCAACCCTTATTTCTGACATTACTTATTATTTTCTGCCTTAATCACCATAAATTGCCGCTCGGGTTCATATTCAATCGCCAAAATATCATATATTCTTGAATCGTAGCTAATCCTCATTTTTTCAGTTATATCCGTGCGATGCCTTACAGTGAAATCCATCGTTGCCTTAATCGTTTGCCTTTCGATTAGCTGTCGTTCTGTGTTCTCGCTGGAGCTTGTTGTTCTTTCGGCCGCTGCCCATACAGTGGCAAAAGTCGCCCATGTTTCCGTTACAGCACCCGAAGTTGAGCGCGTTTCCGTTACCGTTTGAATCACTATCCTTTGATTCATTCTGCCTAATACCTCGTTTTTTTTCCATAATCTATTGGTTTGCATCAGATAAATAAATTATAGTTAATCCTGTCTAAAATCGCTCTCGAAGCCGTATATTTTTCATGTACGTATTCGCTTCTATTATGATACATATCCGATAAAATCAATCTCACAGCCATTTTTATATTAGATGGAATTGATGCCGTTGTGGAACCGTAACCAACTACGTATCGAACTGTCAATGAATTAATTTCCTGAAGCAAATCCGGAAAAACTTCGCCATAAACAGGTGTGATTCGCGCCATCTTTCGGTACAAATCAACTTTGTATTTGGATGCATCCCAAGTTTGGATCACTTCGTTTGTATCTGTATAAGTAATGTATGAAACCGATTGAACAGGGCAGTAGGTTAAAAGCAAAGTTGGCCACCTATCCTCAATCTTTACAATCGGAACTTTATCAAAAACTTCCTCAACTGTTTGAGTGCAAATCTTTTGCCCAAGATAGGCCTCAACGTGTTCGGTTGCGCCTTTGATTAAATCAGTTATTAAATCATCATCTGTGGATACGTCTATTTTTAAGAAGTTTTTAGCTTCATTTAAAGTCAAAGGAGTAATTGTCGGCTCTGTTATAACTTTAGCGTATCCCATTGATTTTATTTTTTACCGGTTCGTTTTTTTGCTGTTTCTATTACCGCCTCTGCTTGGTAGTTTGTTTTTTCCTCAACTTTTTTTGTTGTCGTTTCCAAAATCACCGCGTAACCTTCTTCAACTAATTTTTTGGCTAATTCAGGTTTGACAAACCCGGTATGACCTGCATTATAGGCCATACCGAATCTGCCAGTGGGAGATTTCGTAAACTTAACTTTTACGAATCCATCCATTTTAATAAGGTTTTTTCAATGTTGCTTGAAGTGTATATTTGGAACTTTGAGTACCGCTACCAGTTAAAATCAATCTGTGATTAACTCCAAATACATCTCCTGTAAATTGCTCCACTTCCAAATCAGCCAAAACAGTATCAGTTGCAACTGTGTACCAAATTGAGCTATTTACAGCGTTTCTTTCCTGAACTGTAACTAAAATGTCAATGGTTCCGGATAATTCATCGCCTTCTACAACATAATTATATTTCCAAAAACTAAATAGATTTGGAGATAAAGTGATTGTGTCCGCTTCTGTATCTGTAATAGTGTCAGATACGATTTCTCTGTATATATCCGTACCAGCATCGTATTCGGATGGCTTTGCGGATGTGAGAAAGATTGCGGCAGTTAAAAGACCTGCCGACAATCCAATCATGATTTTATTTATTTTGCTCATAATTGAGTTTATTTTTAAATTAATTAAATTCCTGAAGTTACGTCAACATCCTTGATAGCAGCAAATGAAGCAGCGTGTTTAACCGCTATATCCCACCAGCTATTAATCACCAACGTAACCAAAGCATTTTTTGCTGAAGTGTAAGGGTCAACTACTAAATCAATTCCTGCCCATTGTGCAACAATTAATTCGCTCCAGTTTCCAAACAATACAGCGTGTAAATTAGATCCGCTTCCTTTTGTAAGGTTAGATGGAACTAATGTTGAAACTCTCGCTCTATATCCGTTTAACATACCTTCACCGGCAACGGTAGAATCCATATAAACAAATTGAGCAGTACCAGTAGCTTTTTCAGCTGTTTTTAAATAACCTCTAACTCCGGGAGTTGTCAAATATGCCAAGTTTCCAAAATCAGCTTTAGCCGCTGCAACTTCTGTTTCTAAATCTACAATAGATTTAAAACTAATTGCACCACCATCAGTACCAAGCGCAACGCTGCCGATTCCGGATGTGTTTAAAATTCCCAAAGGTTGGTTTGATTGACCCGATCCATTGATTGCAGCGGTATCAAGTGCATTTGCAATCGCAACTGACAATGAATTTCTCACAAAATTTTCCACGTCAACTGTGGACTGAACTAATAGCTGTTTGCTAATGTCAGTAAATGCGTCCAATCTATTTGGAGAAAGCTGGATTCTGTCAAAGGTGGGCGTTGTCTCGTTATTTTCTGATACCTCTCCTTCCCAAACAGCAGTTGAATCCGCGTCGTTTCTTGGAAAGTCGATATTGGAACTTAATCCTGTAAAGAATGTAGCTCCAAGTGCTTCAGTAACAAGTCTTGGGTTCAAAAACGGAATCAATTCACCCACTTCTGTTTGAACTGTGAATCCACCTTCAGTTGTGGTTGTTACGTTTAAATCCCTTTTCTGTTTTCCAGCACCTCTTAAAAATGCCTTTGGAATAGTAAGGTTTCCGGTTGCATTTAATCCAGCTTCTCTCGCTTCTCTGGTTCCTTCTTGGTGTACTTCAGCTGCTAATCCTTCCAATCTGCCTCTCGTTAAAAGTTGGTTAATCGCTCCATCTTGTCCGATTAATCTAAATTCTTTAGTCGCTTTAACTTCTTCAGAATCCTTTGATACAACTCTTCTTACATCCTCATTGCTTCTTTTTTTAGCAGCATCGTTAGCCATTCTCAAATCCTCTGCTTCAATCATTTCCTCTCTTTCAATAGATGCAGCCAAATCCTCGGCTTTTTTGTTTAATTCGTTCCATTTGGTTGTTTGTTCCTCGGAAAAGGTATCTGAACCAGCGGAACGATGAAGAGCAGTCATTTGCTCTACAACTTCTGCGCGTTTCATGCGCAATTCGTCGCTTCTTTTCATTTTACTAATGTTTATTTTATTAAATTAATTAAAGTCAATTCCCTTTCCCTTGCAATCGCATCGGTTTTAGGAGTTGGATTTTCTTTATTGTTTTTTAATTTGTCTATTGACCTTGCCATTACACTTGTTTGCTGGTAAGCCGGATACGTAACCGGTGCTACATCGTAAAGTCTATCAATTTTCTTGATGGTACGAAACATTTTGCCTTCTGTCATCATCCAGTCATCTTCCTCAACTGTAAACGCAAACGAACTTTGATCAATGTCGCCACGTTTAATTAATTCGTACATCTCCTTTCCGCGCTCGGTTTCAGGTAGATCCACCTCGTAATACAATCCCATTTCAGTAAGTTTAAGGCGAAGTGTTCCGGATTTGGTACGCCCAAGGATTTGGTTTGAATCATGATTAAACAATGCACGAACATCCTCCATATCCGTATAAGCAAACGCTTCCCGATCAATTACCTCCGTAAACCCTCCCAAATCTTCGCTCATTTCTTCATACATAGCAGCGTAACCGGAAATGGTTCGTTTCTCATCATTCATCGCCCTCAATTCTAATTTGCCGCTTCTTATTTCCTTTTCCATATTAATCTATTATTGGAGTTTGTTCAGTTGAATTTGAAGCCAATGGCTGTCCATAAGCATCGCCACCTTCATACGCGTTCAATCCTTCTTTTCTTCTAATTTCATTTGGGTTTAATGCCCTGATGTTATATAAGGTTTGATAGTATTTTGCTCTGGAATCCGTGTCGCCTTGAAGTAATCCATCTAAATCGAATTTGACAAAGGTTTTACCCCATTGCGATTGTGGAAACAATTTTGAGTTAAATTCGGATTCAATTCGTTTACACCAGCTTCGGAGCGTGTATTGCACAAAGATTCTATTAAGTAGCTCGGTATTATTAAAGGTTTCTGCCTTTGATAATAAAAATGTAGGAACACCTGTAATATTTGCGATGTCATCCACGGTTAAACGTCTTGCCTCTATATCATTTCCATCAACTGCTTTTCCGGTTGCTTTATATTTAACCCCATTAGATAAAAGCGCAGTTTTTCCGGAATTATCAGGGCCGCCGTATTGACGATTCCAACTTTCTTGAATTAAATCCCTTTGCTCTTTGTTTAATGGCTGTTCTGTTTCCAAAACACCTCCAATTTGCGCACCGTTTCCGTAAAAATTTGCACCGTGATGAATCTCCGCTATACCTC